AGTTTTGCAAAATGTGCCATAATGTTTCTCCTTATATATTAATTTTAATTACCATTCAACTATTGAAATTTATATCTTATTATTACTACTCCAGATCCACCATTTCCAGATAAGTTTGAAACATTTTTACCTGCTTTTCCACCACCACCACCACCAGTGTTAGTTGCTCCATTACATCCGCCAAGGGCACCAGCAGATCCACCACAACTGCTTTTACCACCTGCACCGCCACCACCATTTCCTCCAGATGGAGGAGAATTTGTAGAATTATAACAACCACCACCGCCTCCACCGGCTCGTGCTACGGGTGATCCAGTAATTGAAGATGATACACCTGCTCCACCGCAACCTTGATTACCAGGTAGAGAAGGAGTTCCTGCAGCACTAGCACCACCACCTCCAGAGCCTCTTGATAATGTACCATCGCTATTTCCATTTCCACCATCTGTTCCTTGAGCCGGACTTACAGGAGGTGTATTACCTGTTCCTCCTACAGGATTAGCTGGAGCGTTATTTCCTCCTCCACCACCACCTGAACCTCCAGGTTGACCCGGATAATCTGGAGCAGTGCCAGGATTATATGTTCCTCCACGTCCTCCGCCTGTTGCTATTATTGTACTAAATTGTGAGTTTGCGCCATTAGTTCCTGTACAAGCTACTCCAGGTCCACCACCTGTGCCACCTGCACCTACTGTTATTGGAAAAGCTGTTGCTGTTAATGTAATTCTATTGGGAGCGCTAGGTTGACCATCTAACGGACTTGCTGTGTAGGGTGTTACTGGAGATTTTGTTTCTCTAAATCCTCCTGCTCCTCCACCACCTGATCTCCAACTAGATCCACCTCCACCTCCACCTGCTACAACCACATATGAAACTTCGTTATTTGCTGGTGTTCCAGAAATAGTAGATACTGAAAATGTGCCTGGACCTGTAAATGTATGAATTTTACAATTTCCTGATGTTGTTATAGTTCCACCTGTAGCTGTTACAAAAGAAGAGCCCTCATCAGCAAAAACATTATCTTGTATAGATCTCCAACCAACAGTTCCATCAATATAAACTAAAGTTAAACCTTCTCCTTCTGTATTTAAAATAACATTACCTTGTCCACCATTAATTTTTTCAGAACCATTTGGATTAATTATTAAATTATGTGTATCAAAAGTATTTCTATAATCTTGAAAAGAAACAATAGCACCTGCAGATCCTGCTGGTAAAGTAGCTGTAACACCTCCACCATTTGTATCCACAAAAAATCCTTGTGTGTTGACTGCTGTAAAGTCTGATGTCTTAATACTACTTGTTTGCCAGTCTACTGTCCCTGTTCTACCAAAACCTGTTTGCGTTCCATTGTTTGTAATTGTTGCACCAGAAGGAATGACAAATGAATCGCCACTATCTCCTAATGTAACTGTACCACACGCTGTTCTTGGACTAATTTTATTTACTTTTACTTCACTCATAATTTACCTATTGAAATTTGTACCTTATTATTACTATACCAGAACCGCCATTTCCACCAATACCGCTAGGAGTGCCTCGTTCTGCTCCTCCACCACCACCACCAGTATTAGTAGTTCCTGCAACCGCATTGTTTCCATTGTGTGCACCACCAGCTCCACCACCGCCTGTTCCACCAGCTCCACCAGCTCCACCTGTAGGTGCATATTTACTACCACCTCCACCGCCAGCTCTTGCTGTTGGTGTTCCATTAATACTTGTTGTTGCTCCTGCTCCACCAGCTCCAGCGGCACTTGGTGTTCCAGTACCACCTACAGCAGTAGCACCACCACCACCACCTGCTCCATAAGCTGGCGCATTAGTAGTTCCTGGAACTGCTCCACCATCATTTCCTTGTGGAGGACTAACGGGAGGAGTATTTCCTGAACCCTCATAAGAAGTTCCACAAGTAGATCTCATACCTCCTCCTGAACCTCCATTACTAGCTGGACTTTGATCTCCACTTGCTGCACCACCACCACCAGCAGATGTTATTGATGAAAATTGTGAATTACTTCCTTGAGCTCCAACACCGTCTGTTCCTGGAGACGATGGTGCTGATCCACCACCACCAACTGTAATTGGATAATTTTGTACTGCTATTGGTAATGATGCAGTTGAAACTAATGGACTTGCTGTCCAAGCTGGTGCATAGGTTGGACTTTTTGATTCCCTAAAACCTCCTGCTCCTCCACCACTTGCGTGATTTTGTGGTCCACCACTTCCTCCACCACCAACAACCATATAATCTGCAATTGCTACAGGACCAGCAGCAGCGGACACACAAAAATTTCCAGGACCTGTGAATGTGTGAACTTTAAAATCTGTATCAACTGTTGTAACTGTACCGCCTGTTGCTGTTATAAAAGTATTAGCTGCAGAAGTTATATTATTTGAATCGTTTGTAACCAACCAACCTTTTGTTGCATCTGCGTAAATAAAAGTTAAAAAAGCACCTTCTCCATCAAATGTAGGATCAAAAGAAGATCCTCCATTAAAATTAGAACCATTTCTACCCACTGTTAAATTATTATTGTCAAAAGTTCCTGCATAATCTTTAACAGAAACAATATTTCCTGCACTTGGTGAAGCTGGAAGTGTCATTGTAATAGCACCACTTGTAGTATCTATAAAATAACCCTCACCATTTGCTGCTGTAAAATCTCCTGTTTTAATTGCTGTTTGCCAATCAACTGTTCCAGTTCTACCCATTCCTGAAGTAGTTGCACCAGTTGCTATGGCAACAGTTTGACCACAAGAACCTATTGTAATTGTTGATCCACATTTTTTAATGATGTTGGAACCATCTGAAACTTTTTGAATATTATCTACTTTAATTGTACTTGTCATAATTATTGATACCTATATCTTATCATCACAATACCTGATCCACCAGCTCCACTTATACCATCTGGCCCTGGAGTTCCAGGAGTTGATCCACCACCACCACCTGTATTTGCTATTGCTGTTCTGCCTGTTGGTGCAGGGGCGTCAGGTGCATAACCTTTTCCACCGCCGCCTCCATCGGGCGCAGCTCCATTGGGTCCACCTGCTCCTCCACCTGCAAAAAATCTTGTATTAGATGCTGGTCCTGCTGTTCCATAACTTGGTGCTGTTGGTCCTATAAATGCATCTGAAAGTCTTACTCCTAATCCTCCTGGTCCTGCTTGATTTGGAGCAGCAGCACCTGTTCCAGCTGCTTCGGCTCCACCACCGCCACCAGCTAAATTAAATGCACCACCTGGACCACACGAATTACCAAAAGCTGCACCACCTGGATTTCCTTGAGAAGGACTAACAGAAGGTGTGTTTCCATTTCCTGCAGTAACTTTTGTATCATAACCAGATCCACCGCCACCAGATCCACCTGATCCTGAAGCTATAGTATTATAACTTGCACCTCTTCCACCGCCTGCTGCTGTTAATCCTAAAGCTACACTATTACTTCCTGAAGAACAACTAACTGCTGGAGCGGGATATGGTTGACCTGTACCACCTCCTCCAACCGTAATTGGATAAGATTGAACTGAAAGTGTTACTCCTGCAGGAGCTACAATAGGAGATTTTAACGGAGAAGTTTCAAAAACTCTAGCTCCTCCTGCTCCACCACCGCCACCAATTCTTGTTCCTGCACTTCCACCACCTGCTACTATTAAATATTCTGCTACATTAAGAGAAGCACAACTTGATACACAGCTAACAGCAAAAGTTCCTGGTCCTGTAAAAATATGTGTTTTAAAATTACCACAAGTTACAACTGCATTACCTCCTGTAGCTACTACAGTATCGACTGCTCTAACATTAGATGTTGAATCTTGAACGTTAATCCAACCTTGTGTTGAATCAACAAATATAAAAGTTACTGATTGACCTTCGGTTTGTAAATTAACATCTGCATTGACAGAACCTATTTTGTCTGTTCCATTTGGTGAAACTGTTAAAGCATTTGTTTGCCAAGTTCCTGCATAATCTGCAAGTGATACTATTGCACCTGCTGAACCTGCAGGTAAATTACAAGTAAAAGCACCTCCAGTCGTATTACAAAAAAAGCCATCTCCAGACACTGCAGTAAATGTAGCTGTTTTTGGAGTTGTATCCCAATCGACAGTTCCTGTTCTACCGAAACCTGTTTGAGTAGCGCCGCACGCAAGTGTAACTGCTGTGCCTGATCCACCTAAAGTTAAGGT